CACGAAACCCAACTGCCACAGGGCTACCACCATCTTCACTTCTTGAAACAACGACGTTATTGCTGTCGATTTTACACCCTGTCAAATCCTGTGCTACCAATGATCCGATATCATCAATACCCAGTGTCAGGGCACCACTCTTAAATTCTTTTACTACCTCGCTGGCACCGTCATCTGCGTAGAGAATGGCTTCAATGAGCTCAATGCTCAGCTCCGCAGTCATAGCTTTAGCCAGCACCTTAGGGGTTCCATAGGTTTCAATGCCATTTTGATCTTCTGTGATCTTGGCATAATATAGAGAATCCAATCCGATAGTTGCCATTTATTCTTCCTCCGTTTCATATTCTTTCATTACGTCAATGGCGTAATGATGAAATTTAGTATCATGTTCGTAACCAACATACTGCCTATCTGTGATGGTGATTCCTCCGGATTGAAGGGCTTTAGTTAGTTCTTTCTTGCGCTTCATATAGTTCTTCTTCGTGAAAAGAGAAAGCCGAGCTTCTGAAAGAATCATATAGGCCTCATTATCTGCAAAAAGATCAAGCCTATCAGACATGGGGGTAATAACCAGATATTCATCAGGCGGCGTATCGGAAAATACTCCGATCTCAACAGGAATGTTTAGGGGTCCTAGTATGTGGTTTAAATCCGCAAGTAAGCTCATAGCTTTTCAATCTCCTTATCCAGTTCTGATTTCATAGTTTCAATGCATGCCTTCCGAGATGCGGACTTTGCTGGCTTCAAGAAGGGTTTAGGTGGCTGACATGATTTACCGTATTCAAGGATATTTGCTATCTTAGCATTGGCATCTCCATCACCACGAGGTTCATTGAAGCCAACCTTGACATTGAAGTTTCCATTTCGGTCTAGCTTAGTGGGAGAGAGGCCAAGGGAGGAAACCAGCTCACCAGTAGAACGGCTTTTTTCTTTTGTTCCACTACCGATAACGCCTTTCAGGTTGGCTTTGACTTTATCCAGAACTACTTCGCCGCCAGCTTCTAAAACACTAGAGACTATTTCATCTGTTTTTTCACCAAGCTTTGAGAGCTTCATCAAGAAGTCATCGGGCATTTTCATGGTAGCTTTAGCCACTTGGAACCACCTCCTTGGCCAGCACTTCAATATACATCCCACGGCCTTTCACATCCTCAACAGATGTGATTTCAAATCTCTTATCACTATGGATGATCACCATGGTTGTTGTTATGGTTATACCAGGGATGTGGCGAAAGCGAAAAAGATCTGTGGCTTCAGAAAAGGATGCCCTATTAGCCCATTTTTCATTGCCATGCCGACCTTCACGGTAAGCTCTTACAGAAGCTATAATGTTATCAACTTCAGTTTTAAAGCCTTCGGGATCTTTTATGGTGACGCTCTCAATGATGTCAATAAAGGTATTCATTTTCCCAAAGCTCATGACTACACCTTCCAATCCCGATCAAGTCGCAGCAGGAGATTGACTGTATTCCATACCTGCTGCCCAGCCTGCACATTATCTGAGAAAAAACCACCAGTGCTGCCGTCCCTGGATTCATAAAAGTGGGACGACAGCATAATGATGGCTTGTTGTGTGGTGGCTGGCATAACGGCTTCCACGTAGTGGTTTTCAGGAAGATGCTGATAGCTTTCTGCATACCGCGTGGCGGCGGTGATGTACATCTCAAGCAGCTCATCATCAGCCGAGTGATTAAGAATAAGATTTGCTTTTACTTTTTCCAGCAGTGTCATACCGCCACTATCCTTTCATTAGTCTGAAATCATAAGCCCTGCAGCCTTAAGTTTGGTGAGGAGGGCATTAAAATCCGTCACCAAATCTTCTACTGTGGCAGCAGTACTTGCTGCTTGACTATCAAGAACAGGGAGGCCAGTGACGACCGCCCCATCCTTGATTTCAAGAGTTCCACCAATGACGGTTTTTTCGCCGCCCTGTTCGGTAAAATTCTTTGTGCTATAACTCATAGGACACCTCCATTACGCTTTCTGCTGAAGCACTTTGATGGCTTCAGGTAGAATCAGTTTTCCATCCACACGCTGAGTGGCAACAAAGCCCACCTGGCCAGTGGCTGCATAGAGCTCATTAAGTCTCTTGAACACTCTGCCCTGACGATCCGCAACCCAGTAGTAGCCAAAGTCTCCGAAGATGATGGACTTTGCAGATGCAGCGATGGTAGGAACGTAAGATGAAGTGTAAACAGGTCTATTCAAAATGGTATCTGGTGTTCCAGCCTGAAGTGAAGGCTGCCAGATATACTGACCCTGACCATCTTTCAGCTTCCTAATTGCCTTAATGGTGGCATCGTTCATAACGAACACGGACTTGTTTCTGTAAGGCGATTTAAGAGAGTAGAAGAGGTCCAAAATCTCATCAACGGTAATAGCTGTAGCACTTGCAGCGGTTACACCGATTTGTGCTCCACCAGTTGCAGCAAGGATACCTGTGGGCTTTCCAGAACCATCTCCAGTGAAGAAGGCATCTTCTTCCTTATTACCAATACGTCTTGCAAACTCCCTAGCGATATAGTTTTCAAGATTGAAGACACTGTCATTAAGAAGCTCTTCTGATACCTTGATCATGGTACCTAGCTTGTAAGCGCCGATAGACACCTGACCGAAGCTATCATCGCTTTCAGGAATGGCACCTTCTTCATCAATCCAAGAAGCGGTTCCTTTGGAAGCTACCACAGGAATCTTACGATCGCCAGATGAGGTGGAGATGACGTTGGCCAGCTTTCTGAAGATATTCTCTTCATCCAGGGCTTCAATAAGGGTACGTTCAAATTCATCCGGTACAAGATAGCCACCTTCCGTGTCGGTACCAATCTGAAGTGCGTTCTTAATAACAGGATCAAGCCCTTCACCAGAACGGGTTCTCATGGCATTCCAGAATGCTTTCTGGTATTCAGCAGAAGCTCTTCCGCCTTTGGATTCCACACCTTGGAAGATAGGCTTTCCGGTAAGTGGAGTATTAAGTGGCTTTGAAAGCTCGCGGTCCAGTGCTTCCTGCTTTTCAAGACGGTCAATTTCCTTACCAAGGGCAACAACATCAGCTTCCATCTTTTCATAGGTTGCAGTGTCTTCAGCAGATACAATTCCATCTGTACCTCTTTTGGTATCCAGGAATGCTTTAGCAGCTTCCCAGGATTTTGCTCTTTTTTCACGTAGTTCAAGAATTTTATTCATAGTGTTTTCCTCCTAAAATTTAGTGTTGAATTAAAGAAAGCCGCTTTTCTAGCGACTCAATTGGGGTGCCAGTATTCTCTTTTGCTAGTTTGGGTTTTACCTTATCCAGCAGGGAGTTGGTAACAGCTCTGCGGCTAAAGGCATAGGTGAAATCTTCGGTCTGATTTCTTTTCTTTTCATCCTCCAAGATGCCATCAGCAAAGCCAAGCTCGATGGCCTTCTTCGCATTGAGCCAGGTTTCTGCATCCATAAGATGGGAGAGCTTTGTCCTTGATTGACCTGTCTTGATTTCGTAGGCATTGATGATGCTCTCTTTAACTTCAGAAAGCATAGCGATGGCTTTTTTCATTTCCTCGCTGTCCCCAATGGCCACTGTAAGGGGGTTATGGACCATCATGAGGGCAGTTGGTGCCATAAGCACCGTTGTCCCCGCCATGGCGATGACTGAGGCGGCTGAGGCTGCAATACCGTCAATCTTTACGGTAACAGTGCCTTTGTAATCCATCAGCATGGCGTAAATCTGACTAGCAGCAATGCAATCACCTCCTGGAGAATTGAGCCAAATAACAATGTCACCCTCACCGGCAGTAAGCTCTGCTTTAAATGCCTTAGGGGTGACGTCATCATCAAACCATGAATCTTCGGCAATAACGCCGTCTAGATAAAGTGTTCGGACACCAGTGTTTTCATCTCGTGCCCAGTTCCAAAACTTCTTCATTTAGGTTCCTCCGTTTCTTTGATATTTGCGAACGCGCCTGCGTCCTGTAATTTAGTCATGGCACCATTGATGAGGTAGAGGTCGCCACCTAAGGATTCTGGAATTCTATCCAGATTCTCAAGCTCCCTGATATCATTGGCGCTCATCCAACCGTTCTGCCTTGCAGTGGCATATCCACTCATTCGACTTACATAATCACCACGCAGTAGGCCATCCACGTTAAACTTGATAAACACATTAGGTTTCTCACTTTCCATGAGTA